GTGTGTTGTCGAAGAAGCCGACGTAGATGCCGTTTGGCAGCGCCAAAATGCCGCGCAGGTTGCTTGGCGGCAGATCCCAATCGGCCGATTCCAAGTCCTCGCCCAGCTGCAAATCGGTCAGCGTGTCGGTGTAGTCCACCTGGGCCAGCGGAATCTCGGCGACAAAGCGATAAGTAGTGCCGGCACCACCAGTGGCTGCGCGATAGATGCGCTTTGTCGTGATGAAGTAGTCAAGGCCGGTTGGCGGACTGGTCGAAGTCGTGATCGTGACCGTCGTCGAGTCGTCCTTCAACACAGTTGCGCTTGGCTCGCTTGGCGCCGACTCCTCGCCGCGATCGTTGACGAACGTGTACACGTAGTTCGTCGCCACGTCGTCGCTGCCATCGTCCACCGGCGCCGACGCCTGGCACACGATGCGATCGACTGTCTGAATGATCGGCCCGCGATCGGCGTTAAGCGAGCCGTAGATCCCGTGCCCACAAAAGCCGCCACTGATCGGGATGTTGTCAAACGACAGCTCGAACACCGGCGTGGATCCAAGGCTGATTGAAAACACGAAGTCGTAGTTGCCGTTCGAGCGCTGCGACCCGACGACCTTGACTCGATAGATGGCGCCGTAGGTCGGCGCAAACCCGGTCGGCACCAAGCCAAGGGTTGCGCCCGTCGTCCAGCTGGTATGCAAGCCATAGCCCGCAACCCACTGGAACGCGCCGTTCGTTCCCCAGCTGAACACAGGTCCGGCGCCGCCCTCGGAGTTGGCGACCATCACCGTGGCGGTGAACTCGCCATAGGGCGCATGCGCCTGCTCGAGCGTCCAGTCGAACGAATACTCGATCTGCGCGGAATCGCCGATGCCGAAGTCCCGGTAGGCATACACCGGGCCGGCGCCGCTGGTCGTGATTTCCTGCGCGGTCAGCCACAGACGCGCGGTTTCGTCCGGCGAAAGCGTCAGAAACTCGGCCTTGCGAATCGCGAACGGCCCGATAAACGTCGGCACCAGCACCCATTGCGACTGCGACAGCGGCGACAAGTCGTCGAAAATGTCGATCGTCGGCACCAAGCCGGCTGTCGCATTGACCGTCGGTGCAAGACCAGGACCGGGCACGCCAAGCGGCCGCGTGGTGATCGGCGGCGCGCCCGCGCCCGTCGTCGCCAGGGAATAATCGGTCCAGCGCGGAACGTCTAGGCCGGTCAGGAAAATCCGCGTGTCGTCGGCGGTGACTGACTTCGCCACATCGACTTCGACCGCGCCGGGCGCCAGCTCAGACTGCGACCAAGACAGCCACGCCGTCGAGCCTGCGCCGTTGTCAAGTGGGAAGATCGTGACAATCTCGGCGGCCTTGGTCAGCGCGACCTCAGCGTCGAAGTTCCTGAACGCCTCAAGGTCGCCCGACAGCAACCGGCAGTTGATCGCGGTCGCGGCAAACTCCGGCGGCAGCTTGCGGAATGCAACGCGCGGTACTTCCCCTTTGAATTGTGCAACGGCAGGCAGCATTAAGCGATCGATCGAATCCAAAACCAGTTGAACAATGCCAAGGGGTTAAAGCTCAACTCAATGTTGTTGCCGCTGATGATGAAGTTGTACCCGTCGAAGTTGAACTCTACGGTGTCAATCACGACGCCAGCCGAGTCATAGACTGGGTTGTTTCTTGGCAATAAAGGCTGCCAGGGCGTCGGACCTTCGCCGCTGCTATTCGCCGTCCAGATCAAGAAGTCGTTCGGGTTCCTAGACGCGAACACAGGCGGAATTGCGAACACGCTTGTGTTGGCCGGAACATTAACAATCGCCTGAACAATCGAGCAATTACAGGCCACAATAACCTCCAAGCAGCACGGCGGCAGTTCCGATGGCGCGGGTCCGGTCGGGTAGCCGTTGCGGTTGTAAACAATGATGGCGCCCATCATTGACCGCCGCCACCGGCAGCAATCGTGTATGTCACGCGCCCGGTGATCGGGTCGTAGCTAGCGGTGACGCCGTTGAAATTCACCAGCGCCGGGTTGGGCGGCCCCACGTTAATCCCGTCAACCTGAAACTGAATGCCGGCCGGGAATTGATCGGCTGGCGCAGGAAAGGGCGGCAGCGGGGTGAGCGAGAAAGCGGGCATGGTTACCTCGTTACGAAGCGGCGCGGCAACGCGCGCACCGCGCCGACCTGAAAACCGCGCTGCACGTCGGCCTTGGCGTTGTTGATGAACGACCGGAACTTTGCGCGCTCAAGAGCCGCCGCCTGCGGGTCAGCCCACGGCTGGCCGGTCATCGACAGCAGGAACTCAAGCGCGCCAGCCTCGAACGCTTGGCGCCACTTGACCAGCAGTTCGTTTGGCACGTCGGTGGCCTCGTCGCGCACTTGGGCGGCCAGCTCGATCAGCGTCGGGTAGGCCTGGTCTGGCACCGGATCGTAGGCGATGCTGCCCTCTGGCAGGTAGGCAAACCGAATCGGCTGGCCCTGCGGAATGTTCGGGTTGATCGCGCTCGGCGCCATCGCGCGCAGGCCAATCACGCGCGTGCCGTTGGTCACCGACACCGACTGCGCGGTGATGATTTCAAGGTCCGGGTCGGAGCCCAGCGAGTAGGTGCGCGTGCCAGCGGCCAGCGTGCCGGATAGGTTTACGCGATACCAGCGAGTCTCGGAGCAGAACTGGCGCGCCGCGCGCGCGTAGGCGCGCACTAGCGTCACCTTGTTGCACTGGCGCACGCGCTGCGCGATGTTGGCAAGCTGGTCAGCGATCAGTGCCATTACTGCGGTTCCTCAATGGTCAGCTTCGGCGACACGACCACCTGGCTTTGAGTCCGGATGCCGAGCTGCTGCGCCCACAAGCCTAGGTAGAACTGCTCCTTGGACGGATCCTTGCGCTTGGTGTTGGCCGCGTAGGCCAGCGCCAGCGTGTACGCCCACAGCGCAGTCTCGTAGGTGTCGGGCAGCGCTACCGGAGACTCAAGCGAGCCAAGCGGTTGCGGGATCGCGCCGTACAGCGCCACCACCACGCCCGTGCCGTCGTTCGGCGGGTTGACCAGGAAGCGCGACGGGTCGCGCGTGTCGGTCATCCACTCGTCGATGAACTGCTGCGGCGTCGCCTGCGTCCAGTTCGGGTTCGCGTTGTTCAGCAGCTCGCGGCCGACCTGGTTGCAGGCCGGCCCGTTGACGTTGCTGTAAATCTCGAACACCGCCAGGCCGACCTCGGGCGCGTCGCCGCTGCCCAGCGTCGTCGGCAGCTGCTGCACGAAGCCCGGCACCAGCGGGACGTTGCGCACCACACGGAACGCATCGTTCTTGGCGTTGACCGTCGCGGTCTGCGCGGCGGTCAGGTAATCCAGCAGCTCAGCGTCTGTCCAGGTCACGCCGGTCGGATCGACCAGGGTTCTGCGAACGCGCCCAATGATCTGGCCGGCCGTGCGTGACATGGTGATCGCCCTTTACTGGTCGGTGAACGCCGGCACTTTCACGCCGCCGCCGCGCGCGGCTCGAGGCGCGCGTTGCGCGGCCTGCGGCTCGGCTTGCGGCTCGGCTTGCGGTGGCGCCACCGGCTGCGCGGGTTCCTGCGGCGCAGCGCCGCCGCCGGACAGCGCGGCCACGTCGGCGCGCAGCAGTCCGATGTCGCGGCGCGTGTCCAGCTGGACGCCGTATTCGGTCAGCGCGAACTCGGCCAGCTCCTCCTTCGAAGCGGTGCCGATGTCGAACGCGCCAGTCTCGATGCTGATCTGCGTGGCCTGGCTGGCTTGCTGGCCGCGCAGGTACGCGAGGCGCTGGGGCAGCGTCGCGTTCGGGTCGCCGTGATACGGACGGAACTCATGCAGCCGCAGCACCTTGTCGGTGGCCGGGAACAGCATGCCGTCGTCGCGGATCGCGAGTCCCGACACCTTGATCTGAATGTTCGATTGAGAGCCTGCCATGATGATTTCCTCGATTGGCTAGAAAAGCCCGACCGGGAATCCCCAGTCGGGCGAACCGGAGCGCAGCCCCGGAGGAGACACGCAGTAGCCTAGCTGCCCTCGGGGCCGCCGGGCGTGTACGCGCGATGCTTCATGCCACCGCCGCCGCCCTTCTGGCTCGGCGACAGCGGGGCGTGCGGGTAGCGGGCCTTGTGCTTGCCACTGGCCTTGCTGTTGCCGCTGCCGTTCTGCACTGCCGAGTTGGTCGTGGCAATGTGCTGGTCGTAGATTTTCGGCTTGCTCATGGTCGAGTCCTTCACTGTTTCGGGTTGATCGGCTGCGGGCCGCCGGAGCGGCCCGCGTCGCCGGTTACGCCGGACGCACGAACGACGTGCCGACGTAGTTCGACTCGATGACCTTGTAGCCGAACACCATCAGCCCCCGGATCAGGTAGCCGAAGTCGTTCGGGTTGTCGATCATCTGCGCCTCGACGATCTGCGCCGCGAACGCCAGGCCGGCCGAGTGGCCGAACATGGTCGCCCAGGCCAGCTGCGGGGTCAGCCCTTTCAGGACGTTCCGCGACTGGTAGATCGTGAAGCGATCGATCATGCCGACCTTGCCGTTACGCAGGATCGACACGCCGTCGCCGGCCAGCGATGCGATCCGCAGATCGCTGCGCTTGATCAGCGCAATGACCCACGGAGGCAGCACCATCCAGCGTCCCTCGTCGGACACGTTCTGCTCGTCCAGCACCGTGCCGCAGCCGACGATCCAGTCGATCACGTTCTGCTGCAATCCGGTGGCACCGGACGCAACGAGAGTGACCGGCGCGGACACCGTGCCAAGGTTGATGTTCTGGCTATCGGCGCCGGCGGTCGCGCCCTGGTTGGCAGCGGCCACTTGCGCCGGGATCGTGGCGAGCATGTCCACGTCGGCGGCGATCTTGAGTTGGATCGAACCGTCGTTCGCGAAAATGTCCGACAGGTCCAGGTCCGATTGCCGCGAATCGACCGTGTTGAGGGCGACGTTGAACGACTTCGCCTGGTCGATCGACAGCGTGACGGAGTTGCGCGACGGGTACTGAGCCGACAGGCCCGCACCGATCACGTAGTCCGACACGGCGACATCCGGCACCGTGCGGATGATGACGTTGGCGCCGAAACCGGCGATGTCACCCTCGTAATCGGTGGTGCAGATTTCGCCAAAGACCGTGGTCTTGTAGAACTTCTCGACCAGCTTGCCGGAATAGATTTCCGGGTTGAAATTGATGGTGCCACCGGGGCCGTATTCGGGGACACCACCAGCGCGAGGCACAGGCATGGTTGTTTCCTTTCAGTTGTCTGTGTGACGCGCCGGACCCTGGCTAGAGCAGCCCAGCATCCTGCGCGGCTTTTACCCTCGCATCGAACGCCTTCGCCTGTTCCGGTTGCACCTTGCCGAGTTTGCGAAGCTTGTAATGCTCGCGGATCTCGGTTTGTGTCGGAACGCCAGCAGCCTGCACTGACGCAGCCGGGGAAGCACTCGACATGCCGGCGGCCGTGCCTTGCGGCACCACCGGCGGCCTCGGCTCGGTCGCGGTCGGGTTCATCTTGGCGATGAACTGGCGCAGCAGCTTGACCACGGGAGCGTGGTCGCCGTCTGCCTGCGCCATGTCAACGATGCGCTGTCGAACGATGCCGGACTGGTCGTCGCGTTCCCGCAGGAATGCCAGCCACTCCGGTTCCTCGTTGATGTCGCGCCACGTCGGCACGTCCTCGTCGAGCCCGTCGAGAAACTTCTCGGCGTTGCTTTTCTCCCCAGGCTCGGCCGTGGCCGGCGCCTTGGGTTTCAGTGCTGCGGGCTGGGCCTCGAATTGCGCGCGGACACGATCGGCGACAAGCCTTTCTGACATTGCCACCAACGTGCGCGCTTGATCTTCGCCCAGCGTTTCAATTTCCTCGGCGCTCAGGTACTTGGAAAGATCGACCTGTGCCGGAGTGGTTGACTGCTGTTTCAGGTGAGCGACCTCCGCTTGAAGCTGCGCGATGGTGGCGTCGCGGTTGGCGACCTCCTGGCGCATCTTCTCGCGCTCCTGCTGCCACATGCCCTTGGTCACGTTGAACCGCTGGCGCCAGTAGTTCGGATCGTTCTCGCGCGGGTCGCGCGGCACGTCGTCTGGCGGTGGGCTCGCAGTGGCACCTTGGGCCGGAGCGGGCGCGTCCGCATTCGCGGACGGGGGTTCGGCAGCCGGCGGGGCCGGAGGTTGAAGCAGCAAACGCGCGCGGTCAGCGCGCGCCGATACTTGCCTCGGCAACCGGACGGCAGGCTCGATGCTCGGGTTCTCGGTCATGGGTTCCTCGATCGGTCACCAGTGGTGACGGATTCGGTTGACCGGATAGCCGTGGCACGTCAGAGAGGCGGGCCATCGAGCTGCTTCCAGGGGATGGTGGCGCCTTGCGCTCCGCGTTTTTGCGGTGCATGGCGCTGCTGATCCAGCTTCTGTCGCGCTCCGAACAGGTCAAGGACAAGCGCATCGAGTTCCTGCGCGCGCCCTTGCGTTCGGTGCATTTCCGCGCCCTCTGTGGTGCGCAGATTCTTTTCGACTTCCGCTAGGCGCCGCTCAAGCAGTCCGCGCAGGATGGGGCCATCGACACCGGAGTTGATCCGGGCAAGGGCGGCGATTTCCAGTTCGGTCAGTGGTGAGTGCGTCATAACGGGCAAGCCGATGCCGATATCGTAGTCGTGAGCGGTTACTTAGTCCATCAGCAGCCGAGCGGCAGCTTCGGCCACCCTGGCTTGCTGCATCTTGCGGCGCAACTCGGCGGCCTCGGCCTTGGCCGCGCGCACCCGCTCTCGTTCATGCAGCTGCGCTGCGCGCGCATCATCGGCGGCAGCCTGCGCCTCGGCCAGCTCCTGGCGGAGCGCGGCCAGCTCGGCCTCAAAAATTGCGATGTCGGCGCGCTGGATGTCTACGGTCGCCAGCGCCTCGGCTAGGTCCATCCGCAGCGCAACAATCGCCGGATCCGGCTTCGGCGCTGGCGGCGGTTCGACAGGCTCGGGCTCGGCCGGCGGCTCGGGCTCTGCCGGCGGCTCGGGCTCGGCCGGCGGCAGCGGGCCGCGCGCGGTCGGCAGCAGCGGCAGCAACGCGGCGTCTGGCTCGGTCGGCGGCCGGTATCCGACCGGCGCGGGCGGCGGCAAAACGGTGCTGATGCCCGCGCGCGCCAGGATTCCGCCCAGCAGCCGGCTCGGCTTCGGCGCCTTGGCCTCGGCCGGAATCAATGGTTTGGGGGATTCTGCGCGCTTGCGTTTCTCGGACGGGGGCTTGACTACCACCCACGGGTTGCGGCCAAGCAGCTTCGGCGACAGAAGGTCGTCGGCCGGCGGTGGCGTCGGGGTCGGCGGCAGCTCGCCACCCACGGGCGCGATCTCGCCGGCCGCGTCGGCCTCGAGCGCCGGACCCAGCAGCCGCCGGATCGGTGCGATCGCAATCAGCTGCGCCGTGTCCTGCTCGGCGGCCTGCCCGACGGCGCGGAGGATGGCGCCCGACCGGGTGATCGGCTGCGCCTCGTCCAGTTCCTGCGCCTGCGCCAGCAGGCGGGTCTTGAGCGCGGTGATCGGCTGCGCCGTGTCTTGCTCCGACGCCTGAACGAGCGCGTAACTGCGGCGCCGCGTCAGCGCCTGCGCCAGATCCTGTTCGACGGCCTGCGCGAACGCCAGCAGCTTGCGGCGGGCCATGGGCTGCGCGAGGTCGGCCTCAAGCGCCTGCGCCAGCTGGCCGGCCACCAGCAGGGTGATCGGCTGCGCCGTGTCTTGCTCGAGCGCCTGCGCCAGCTGCCGCAGCTTCTGCGCGGTGATCGGTTGAGCGGCGTCCTGCTCAAGCGCCTGCACCAGCGCGCGCACGCGGCTCGCCGCGATGGCCTGCGCCTGATCCTGTTCCAGTGCCTGCGCCAGCGCGCGCAGCTTGCGTGCAGTGATCGGCTGGGCCAGGTCGTTCTCGGACGCCTGCGCCACCAGGCGCCGCTTGATCCGGGTGATGGCCTGCGCCAAATCCTGCTCGGCAGCGGCCGCTAGGGTGCGCGCCTTGATGCGCGCCATGGGCTGCGCGGCATCCTGCTCGGCGGCCTGCGCCAGCGTATAGCGGCGGCGCGCGGTGATCGCCTGCGAAAGGTCTTGCTCAAGCGCCTGGCCGAACGCCTTCGCCTTGCGCTTGCCGATCGCCTGCGACAGATCCTGCTCAAGCGCCTGCGCCATCGCGCGCGCGGTGACGCGCGTCAGCGCCTGCGCCGCGTCGGTTTCAGCAGCCTGCCCAAACGCTTGAGTTTTGCGGCGGCCGATCGCCTGCGCCAGGTCGGACTCCGACGCCTGGCCCAGCGCACGCCGCTTGGCGCGACCGATTGCCTGCGCCGCGTTTTGCTCGGATACCTGACCCAGCGCGCGTGCCTTGCGGCGCGTCAGTGCCTGCGCGGCGTCCTGCTCAAGCGCCTGGTTGACCAGCCGGCGCTTCGGCGCGTTGGCGATGGCCTGAGCAAGATCCTGCTCAAGCGCCTGGTTCAGGGTGACGGTCTGGCCGGCCGCGACATCGACGGCCGCCGGTGCCACGATGCGCGGCGCGCTGCGCTGCCTCGGCAGCTTCGGTGAGCCGGACGGGTAACGAAGCCTGGTACTCATCGCGCCCCCGCGAACCTCGGGATCGGCCGGGTGACTAGGCTCACGTCAGCCTGGTTGGGCAGCGCCAGCAGCTCGACCATGCGCGTGACCCAGCCCGACGCCGTGCCGGTAATCGTCTGCGTCCTCGACGCCCACGACGCGACGCCGCCGTTGCTGTCCCAGGCAGCCACCTCGGCGTTTGCGTCCACGCCGCTAAAGCGCGCGGTCATGCCGCTGATCGCCGCCGAGTCAATGGTTGTGTCAATACTACGGTGACCTCCTAGGCCGACGATCCAGGACGTGCCATTTGTGCGCGTCATCGTGACCGCCGCGCTACCCCATGACACGGTGTTGGTCGTGCCGGCGCTGTTGACGCCGCCGCCGACCGGCGTGATGAAAGGCTCGCATCCTCGGTAGACCACCACCACCACACGCGTGGCGTTCGTCCAGGTGCCGGTCGTCGTGTCGCTGGCGATTAGCCGGCGCCAGCCGACCGATGCCGAGCAGGTTGTGCCATCCGCCGCATTGGTGATGTTCGTCCAGCCGGCCGGGATCGTGGGGTTCGTGGTGCTGCCGTCGCGGAACGCGAACACCAGCGCAATGTCCCCTGGCTGGAAGCTGGGGAGCGTGGCGCTGTTTGTGCCGCTGGCACCGCCGACGTAGCTGATAGCCACCGCACGGCCTCACTCGTCCCAGTCGAAGTAGTAGTCCACGATCTGCCCCGAGCCTGTCGGGCAGATGATGCCGATGCCGTTGGCCGTGCCGGCCTGCACCAGGATGCCGTTGTCACCGAACGTCCAGATGACGCCGGAGCCCACGGCGGCGCCGAGCGACCCATACCGCAGCGGCGATCCGACCGCGCCGTCGGCAATGTGCCCGGCGAAGCCGGTCGCGTTCTGCGCTGGTCCCAGTTCGTCCCATAGGACTTCGGTCAGGCCCGCGCCGACGCCCGTCGCGTTGGTGAACCGCACCAGCGCAACGGCCAGCGCCGTGCTGGTCGTGTTGAACACGCCGACCTCGCGCAGCTTGAGGTTCCTGCTGGCGACAGCAAAGAGCGATGCCGCAGCACGCAGGGTTGTCGGCGCTACCGTCGAGCGCCCAGCGATTGAGAAGCGAGCCATCAGATCCTCCTTGCGCCGCCGAACGAGATAGGCGCGATCGGCGTGATTATGCGTGGCGCCACCCCGGACGCGGTAGGCTGAACCTCAAAGGTCACGCCCGACAGCCACTGCGCGAACCCGGTGATGTCAGCCTCGATTGTCCAGTTTCCAGGGTTGTAGGTGCCGGCGTTCACGGCCTGGTAGGCACCAAAGATCCGTGCGCCCACCGGACTTGTGGCTCCACCGTCGAACCGGGTCATGCCGTCCGGAGGATCGATCAACACCTCCGGCAAGTCTGTTTGGACATAGCCCAACAGGCTCACCGCCATCGATCCGGCGTTGTCGATGTTGAGGTTGGACGGCGAAAAAGTCTGAACGCTGTTGCCGCCAGCGATGCCGGTTTCGACCACGACGTCGCCGAGCGGCGTGGCGTTCTGGCCC